TTTAAAAAAGTCTACTACGTGGATTGTTGAAATAATTGATACTAAAAGATATAGAGTAACAAACGAACCAATTATAAAGTAATGGGTTGCTTTAGATTTCATTATTGAGCTCCAAGTTTTTTCAATTCAACATCAATATCAGATTGACGCTGAACATCTAGCATTTTGCGGTCAGTTGCTTGAATCATACGCTTTTCAGCCTTAAGACCTTCAATTTCAAGATCCTTTTTGGTTGCTAGTGAATCTAGTGTAGTTAGCTGTTTTTTAACTTTGGTAACTTCGCGGTCCACTCCACAAGATTTCATATAGGTTAAAACTAATAAAAAGATTACTACTTTTAATCCGTGTTTCTGTAAAAATTGTTCTACTTTGTTCATAATTTAAGATTATTTGATACTGTTATTTATTTGCCATTTATAGTATTCCAAACATGGGACCAGTCTACTTGTCCGAGACCTGGCACAACAAATAACATAATTGTTAAAAATAAAGCGATTGGATAGACGATTATGTATAAAATTCTCTCTAGCGAGACTTGCTTAAAATCAAAATCCATCCATACTAAATATCCATAAACATCTGGCGTTTTAATTCTACGAAAGCCTGTTTTAAGAAAATCAATTATACCAAGACGTGTTATTGGATCATTATAATCAGCCAAAGACTCTTTTACTTGCATAATCTCAAATCCCTTTAGATCATCAGTATTTAGTAATACTTCTGGCTGAAGGTTTTTAACATAATATAATCGACCCAACCTGGTTCGTCTCAAATTTAATTTTTCAAGTTCGCCATTTTTTTCAAGTTCAGATACTATTGATAAGTACTTGCCAAATAAAACTAACTCCTTGATTAGGGAGATTAGTTTATTAATAAAAACTATTGGATTTAAGTATTTCATTAGAAAAGATCCTTTATTTTTTCTACCAGTTCCGGATTTGTTTCCAAAACTGAATCTTTTAATATTTTACGAGCCTTTCGTATTTTAGTTTTAACTGTATTGAGATTCATATCATACTTATCTGCAATATCAGCACCTTTCATTTTGTTTAATTCTTTATCAATTAAGATAGATTTTTCCAAAGATTCGGGCATTTCTTCTATTGCAAGCATAGTTGCAGTATAGAGATTTTCCAAAGAATTTTCTTTTTCTAGATTATCTCGACTGTCATCGACTAGAAATAAGGAATTTCCAATTTTATCAATATCAGTTGTCATTTGCTGTTTAAGTTTATGCAAATGCAGCAGAGATTCGTTTCTGGCAATCGTATAGATCCAAGTAGTAAATCGATACTTTGGATTGTAACTATCAAGAGATTTAAAAATCTTAAAGAAAGTATTGTGCAAAACTTCTTCAGTTTCATCTGTATCATTAAAAAATTTCCAAATGAAATATTTAAGTTTTGGTTCCATGATTCGAACTAATCTGTTCCTGTCTCGTTCTGTGAACTTTTTAGCAACAATTGCTTCAGCGAGTTGCTGCATTTCATCATTGAGTCGACGATTTAAATCTTCGTATCCTGTTACCTTTTTGTTTCCGGTCATAAAATGTTTTTTCTAGATAGAGTTATTGTACTTTACTAATTTACCAATTAACTTTATTATTGGTCTTCCATTTTTCATATCTTTCCGTAATTTCTATTAGAATCTTATTACGAACGATATCTGAATCGCCAAATGTATGAATTCCCATTCCTTTAATGCCATCCATCATTTCAATAAATTTAGGAAGTGCCACTTTGTCTCTTGATATGTCATATTGACTTACGTCTCCACAAATAAGAACTTTAGAGTTTTTACCCATTCTGGTAATAAACAACATTAACTGGCGAAAATCTGCATTTTGGGCTTCATCTAATACCATTAGACAATTGTCAAAGGTCGCTCCACGCATATAGGCAAGGGGTCTAAATTCAATAAGTCCATCGCCTTCTAATTTAATTAAATTATCCCAACCAATAATTTTTTCAAGATTAGTTCGGTAACTTTCCATAAATGGATCAATTTTTTCTTTAATATCTCCAGGCAAAAATCCAAGCTTTTCTCCAGATTCTTGAATAGGTTTGGACAAAATTATTCGTTGAATTTTATCTTCAGTATGTAGTTTCATTGATGCATAACATGCAACAAATGTTTTACTTGTTCCAGCTGGACCATGACATAAAGTAATGTCATTATTCATTATTTTATCAAAGTATTCCTTTTGTGAAGGTTTTAATGAAACCTGTTTTAATAGATCTGGGATAGATTGAACAGAAGATCCTCTTCTTTTTGTTGATTTTTGCATAGTTTAGTTTGATTTTTTAATTTCCTCGATTAGTGACACACAAGTATGGCACATTTCGTAGTCTTCAATTTTTTCAAAGTGCTTTTTTGCCTTTTCGATTGCATCTTCCCATCCATCTCGTAAAACGAATGCATCAATTTCAGATTCAGCAACCTTAACACTAGGCAACTCAGCAATATCTACATCATTCTTAATTGCATGCTGAATTGCTGCAATTGTTCGTCTAAAAATGACGTCTCTGTCTCTAGTTAAGTCAAAATTAATCATTCATATTTAGTTTTTTTGATCTCCATAAAATCCGGATAAAGTTTTCTTATACGAATCCAAATAAGTTTCATCAAATACTTGTCTTTGTCCTGGTTTTTTTAATTGTGGAGTATCGTTTAGATAACCTACTAAATCTGAGCTAATCTTGGTTGAACCGTCTCCTTGACTAGAGTTCAAGATTTTTTCAGTTATATCTCTTTTGTATTCTTCACTGGTACTATCCCAAACTTCAGTTCCTAATTCAAGAAAACTTGGAGAGTCGAAGAACGCTGCAGTGTTAACACAAGTCATTGCCAAGTCGTCATTTCCGCTTTGACTTCTATAAGTTCCGTTAGGCGATCGCCCAAATGATCCTAATTCCATTACAGTTTTACTTTCATTCGGTAAGATCTTATTTACGTTAACATGGTACTTGAATCTTTCGCAAAATTTAATTTTATTAGTAACGCTTAGTTTAAGTCCAGGTTTAAGGAGCTTAGTTGCCTCAGTGTGTTTAGAGTGTATTAACTGACCTGGCCAATATTGTTCATTGTTTGCGATCTTATCTAGGATAAAGTCTCCCTTATGGTTTAATTCTATTAAGACTTTAAGATTTTCAAAATTAAATAGTCGATACACTAAATATTCTAAGACTTGAGCGTATTCATTAATTGTCTGTTTATTACTTCTCCAAGTTGCAACCTGAACAAGAGATAGACAATCTAATTCAGACTTAACTAGATTTTTAATAGGTTCTAACGTTTTAATTGGAAGCGGTGCAACTTTAAATACATTAATAACTGAAAAGTCTTTACCTGTTCCATCTGCGGTATCTATTGATAACACATATCGATCTGGAGAATTTCTAAAATCTTGCTCGTCCCAATCTTTTAGGTTAGGATGAACTGTAAAATTTCCTTCCATTAAGGCAAGTACTTCTGGATCCCAATTAATATTAAGAGGTTCTTCATATTTTGTTGCAATACTAAAGATTTTCTTAAGATCTTTAGATGATAACAATAGTCTATCAGATGAAAAGAATTGTAGTCCATATTCTTGATTAAAATCTTCTTCTGATCCCATGTTAGCAATAGTTTCAGCTTTCCACTTATCATCTCTGCCTGGAACTTGCCACCAGTCTACTCTCAATGGAGTATAAGTATTTAGACCATTTAGTGCATCCATATAGATTTCATAAAATCTATTCATTCCATTTGGAGTTGAGGTAATAATAATTTTAGAAGTAGTGGAGGCTGAAATAGTCGGGTAAATTGCTCGATAGAAGAAATCTAGATAAGCCGGTGAAATGTGTGCAAACTCATCAATGTATAGCAAGTGAATGGTAAAACCAATACCCGTATTTTTAGTTGTAGTACGACCAATTAGTCTACAACCATTATCAAACTTCATTGACATTACGTTATTCGAAATACAACCAGGTTTTAGGAAAAACGGTAAATTTTCAAAAATAGATTTAATTTTATCAACGACCTCTTTTGTAGTAGACGCAATATTGGCAACAGCTAGGACGTTTTTATCAGTATGAAAAATAAGATACCATGCAACAAAAACGCCGGACATTACAGTTTTACCAATTTGGCGACTTGCCATTAAAATATTAAAACGATTTGCGCCAAACGCTCTAATAATTTCCTCTTGGTAGTCACGTAAAACAATTTGCTCTACTCCGTATTCAGTTAAAACCTGTGCATACTTATTTGCAAAATAGCCAACGTCAGATTTACATCTCTTAATTTCTTCAAGTTCTTCTGGTGTATATTCAAATACAAGGTTAGGCTTTTTCCAGGCTGGGTCATTATCTTTAAATGGCGAGTTTTTGATAGTTTTAATATCAATCAAACCATTTTCAAAATCTGCAAGTAGCTGATCAATCTTTTTAGTAGTCCAAACTGCGCTGTTTTCAGTATCATCCATTTTGGATATCTGTACGCTGGTTCTACCTCCTTTTGATAGAAAGTCTTTCATAATTAGATAATTTCAAAAATGGTTGAGTTTAGATCTTCGTCTTCATCGTCTCGCTGAATCAAATGTTCTAATCCGCGCTCAGTCATTAATGAATTTTTTTCGTTTGGATTAGTCAACCTATTATCGAAATCTTGATCAAGCTTTTCTCCCTCAATTTCTTTCATAATATTCTTGGTACCTGCAGTAACATAATATTCTCCGGATTGAAGTGCATTTACTGAAGAGGCAGGGAGCCCAGCTTGGTCTCCCCTTGAATCAACTTCACTACGCATTTTCTTGTACGTATCCTCTAGGAAAAGCATATAATTTGCTTGAGTTTTGGTAACAGTAGTAAGACGATCCTGTAATTGAGACATTACTTCAAATAATCTGGGATGAGCTGCACCCTGATTAATTTCTTCCATAATTCTTTCAATTGCCATCTTGATGGTTTTATGCTGAAAGAACATGGTCTCAATATTCATATTATCGAGGTCCTTCTTTTGTCTTAGATAATCGTGTTGGGTAATTAAACCTAAGTCTACATAAAATTTAAATAGGGAATCTGTGATCTCAAGAGCTTTCTTCTTGAAACCCGAACTCATTTCTTCAAAATCAATTGGTGGATTTTGTTCAAGTTCATTAAAACGATCGTCGACTATATCATTTTCTGAAGTATCACCAGAATATGAGCTCAAAAAGCTTTCGAGTTCGTTTTTTATTTGTGCTTTTTTCTCTTTGCTGATCACTGGACTTTAGTTTAATTTTGTCTCGTTCTTATCCAGTGCTGGGTTAGCAAATATTTTTATTTTTTTGACCGCTTCAATATTATTGTAAACTATATCATTAAGTTTGGATAAGAACTTGTCAAATGATGGAGTAGTCCTTAACATATAGTTAGATACTGTTTTTTCAATGATAACTTTTCTATAATCGAATCCCAAATATAGACGCTTTTCATTTCTTTCAAAGGTTTTTCTAAAAACTGAATCTCTGTGCATATTATCGTTTCATTTGTGTTTCTGCTTTGAATAGGATATTAACTGCGCCTGCTTTATCATCAGACAAACCTGCTGCATATACATTTCCTGCTCTATCCTTAAATCCTCCACGAATAATGGCGAATTCATTTTCTTTAATTATAATATCATTAAATTCATCCAGTCCGACTAGAGGTAAATTACTAGTAGTTGGACTTGCAATAACGGCAGTTTCATTACGTTCGCCAACTATTACAACACTAACTGAATCAACTCCTTCAATTTCTTCAATAATTTTAATTAAATCACTCTTAGGAATCCTGTCTTTTCTTGTATTATTAATAAAGTATTTACCAAGTCTTTCGTAGATTTGGGTTTTGATTGAAGTTTTATCAAACCCTGAATAGGTAACCAATCCAATATTAAGAACATATTTACTTGGAACTGGATCTAAAATTCTAATTCCAGTTGATATTAGTTTGGTACCAGATTTTTCAATATACTTTAAAATTTCATTTTTCTGAAAGGAAGTTAATTTAAATTTGTCTTCAATTAAATTAAAATAATCAGTTCCCTTTGAAAAAACTTTAGTAATATCTGGAACTAGGAATAAGTTAATCATTCTATCGTCAGCTGGATCTAGGGTAACCCTAACTGAAGAAAACATTTGTAATTTTTGCATTAGTACTTCATAATTATCTAGATTTACCAGTGCATAATTTTTAGATGTTTTTGGTGCAATTAGACGAGTTAATGCAAGTGCCTCTGGATCAGTTCCGAAATTGGGCGCTCCAGTAACTGCAATTGAAACTGATTCAGACATGGTGATTTCTTCTCCAATTGAATTAAATCCAGTGTCACTAAATGTCATTACAATATCACTTAATTTATCTAAGTTGATATTTCCAGCAGATCCCTCGGTTACTAAATATTCAACAATTACCGATGAACCTGCTTCCGGAATTACACCAAACGAATCATTTCCAAAGAATATATCGAGGCCATTTGTTATACCAGTTCTACAAACAAAGCCATTTGCTTTTCTTGGCATATCCAATAGAGATTCATACTTTGACCATTTTTCTCCATTGACATAAACATTAACCATAAATTGGTCAATCAAGAAGTTATTTGGAAAACCTACTTGAAAACTTTGAAAAGCCTGTCCATTCGCTGAAAATGTCTGTTGTTGCAAACGACCTTGTCTAATTGATAGAGTAAGACCGGCTGATCCATTTAAATTTAATCGAATCTCATCTCCTGGCAATTCAATAACGTAATTTAATCCATTATTTGCACATGCAATATTCATGTAGTTTGTTAAAATTAAAGAATTACCTGGAAATTTAAGAAGATCTACGTTTGGCTTTGGTTTTACTAAAATTGTTCCAACTGAAGAAATTGATCGACTTGGATTGTGTCCAGCTAATGCGGCTAGCGAATAAACTGATGAAGGTCGCGATGCCTCATATATGTTAAGCTCAGTAATAGAATCCTCAATGTAATATAGGATAAGCTGAGTTAAATTATGTAAAACTACTAAAAGCTGTCCAAATGGAGATGCAATTGTAAACAATTCGTTTTTTGTTTTAAACTTTTCTTGTAAAAATTGCACAGATTCATTATAAAGCTCAGTTGTACTGACAGATAAGCTTTTAAAAATTTTGTATGCCGGTGAAAGTGTTTCAGCCATCTTGGCGAATTCTTTTTTGTTATTTATTAGGGATAATTGAACTTTGGAAAAATTTTACCGTCGCACCAGACCAAATAGATAATTCTTTAGTATTATACTAGAAAATATGGGGCTGTTTTGGCATTTGACAAGCGGTCGTAGTTCTTTGAATGCAGGCGGAGTTAGTATTGGAAACTCCTTAATAACCTATACGAACAATAACTGACAATATGTCAACTTGGACTTTCGAAGACGCAATGTCTTTCGTAGGTGCTGATTTAGCAGTAGCTGCCTAATCGCTCCCATACCACTCATGGGGCTTTAAAAAGAAGTGGAAGCAAAATCCAGGTGGCTCCCTTAATAGTCAAGGCTGACCTTGAGCATCTGATCGTAGTCGATCTATACAGGGGGCGAAAGAGTTGGAGTTGCAGGTCGAAGCTCTACTAAATAATTTCGAGACCAGGTTGTTTGAAAGTTTGGTTCCCACATACATCAAACTTTATATTTTGTCCTTTTAGAAAAAATGGACTAAGCCTGTGAATGAATTCATTGAATTAACCGAATTGGACACGGGTTCGACTCCCGTCAGCTCCACTCCAGTATTTTTCTAGGCAAATAAATAACCTATATGAAGAATACAAATACACAGGATATATTCCTTCGTAATCTTACAATCTCCCTACTTGATCTATTAAATAGACAATTGGAGATTGAACTTTGGCGAGATGATCGCCCAGAAATTCACACGATCCCTTTTTACTTTAATCAGGGAACCGACGAAGGTTTTATGCAAGATTTTTTTATAGGAATCCCTTCCAGTTGTAAAATTTCACAAATGGCAGAGGGTAACTATGATCCTATTCCAAGAGGAATTATTACCTTAAGTTCATTTAATGTAAAATCTTCAGATCTTGTTAATAAGTATGTTAGAGGAACTTTTCAAAGAGATGAATTTGATGAAAACGATGCAAAGAAGAGCAAAGCCTATTCGGCTAGACTCTATTCGCTTCCACTTAAAGTAAGTTTTGATGCAAAGATTATAGTTGATAATCTTAACAAAACATTCAAGGCAACTGAGAAACTATTTGATCTTTTCTATAGTAATCGAGTAATGTATTTTCAATATAGAGGAATCCGAATTCCTGCGCTTTTTGTTTTTCCAGATCAGGCAACTAATGATAAAGCATATAAATTTTCATATACTGACAATAATAAAATAACAATTACGTTCCAAATCGAAATTGAAACTTACTTTCCAAGCTTTGATAAAACTACGGAAATGTTTAGAGGAAATGTTATTGATCAGATTTTAACCAAAACTATTGATAAAGACTCTGGTCAGCTCGATGGTAAAAATTGGATAGACAGCACAGAATCATGAAATACTTATTAGAATATAAAACATTTGTCCTTAATGAAGGAGGTAACGCTTTTCCTGAAACAGTTTCAGTTAAGCGTGAAGATATCCAAAGAATCGTTGCAGAGTTTAACGATAAGGTAGTCCAGGGAATACTCGGGAGCCAGCCTGGTGAACCGATTGGCAGCTGGAAACAGAAACCTATTTCAGGCGATATTGATTGCCTGGTGTACACAGATTTAGAACTTCCTAAGATTGTAGAGTTATGTAAAGCTCAAGGAATTGATGCAAAGGCATTTTATGGTTTCAATATTGTTTCGACTAATTTTACTCCAACTGATCATGAGCCTGTGCAGATTGATATTTTTGTAAGACCTGAAACTGCAAATAAAGAGGCAACTGATGTTTTCTATAAAAATATAGAAGAGGATCCAGATACAACCAAACACCGTGTCTATTTCTTATTTACAATTCTCGATTCCCGAAAAGAGGATATTGAAGGGGATCCTACACAACCTTCTAAATTTACAGGTTATATGTTAAGACCAGACGGTCTCTATAAGATTGTTAAAGAGATGAAAAAGGTCAATTATAAAATTATGGATCGCCAATTAATTGCTGAATCTGCTGAAGATATGGCTAAGGCAATTTTTGGAGAACCTTTACCATTTAGTGAATGGAATACCTTTAAGAAAACTTTTGATCTTTTCATGAAGTCACCACTCTATCCAAACAAACAGGATATTGTTATGGCGTACATTGAAAAGCTAAAAGAAGAAGGCTTACCTTTTCCAACTAGTGTTAAACTAGATTCTTACGTTTAACCAATATAGTTAAGACCCTCACCAAAATCCAGGGCAATATCAAAGTTATAGAATTGGAAAGTTACGTCAAACGTATTAAACTTTGGCGCATTCTCATTATATGATAGAGAAATTTGTGTTAATCCAGTTAAGATTGGATGATTAAACACGATTGATGATACTGCATAACCTTCATTATTTAAGAGTGTTAATCTAATAGGATCTAACGTCAATCCCTGTGGATCAACTACGGTTGGTACACCAACTCCACTTAAACTTTTTCTTAAATTGGCTGGCTCAACGTTTCCTTGACTTAAATAGTTAAGTGCATTGTCTAAAAAGATAAAATAGTTGAGGTAAGCATCGCTTAGTTTAAATTTAATTGTAAACTTACGCTCAAACATATCAGCTATCGGTTTTGCACTTTTAAAATCTTGAATCTTTCCAAGTGGACGGGTTTGGGTAACCAACGGAACAGTAAAACCATTAAATGTAACTGACTGAATAGTCGATGACATGAAATCTTCAATTGTCTCATATGGCATAATAAGACTATTGTAGTATTTCTCGTATTTCTTACTTATCTCCTTTGAGAAGAAAGTATCAGGGAAACTGATTAGGAATCCATTTTGTCTTGCACTTAGTATCATATAGATTATTTATTCCACCTAAAAAACAAAGGCTGCACTCTCGTACAGCCTCGGTCTTTCATAGTAGGTATTATTAAATTAAGCTTCTACAAACTTAAAGAATGTAGGGTAGTTATTACCACTGGTTACACTAGTAAGTGTCTCCAACTTAATTGGATGGTATGCTAACTCTTTTTCTTGGCTCAATAATTCGTTAAACTCCTTATTGAACTCTGCAAAGTTAGGATTCATCTTAGAAACTTCTTTACCGTCTTTGTCCATTTCTTTGATAACCATTTGGAGAGAAACTCCGCCTTGCTCATCAGCAGTACCATATTTTTTGATCAATTCTTCACGCTGTGTATCTAAGGTTTTAACCTCAGCTGTAATCACATCGTTTAACTGGTTAATCCAGTATTTGGCAACTAGACTAATTTCCTCGTCTAGGATTCCAGTTTTTATCTTCTCTCCAGTTTGCTGGTTGATCAAGCCATTAAGTTCGCTCTGTAAAGAGTAGATTTCAAAAAGTTTTACTGTTAAGTTCTTCATGAAGTTGTTACTTTTTTGTTTTCTTATACTATGGGTCAAATTCTGGTTTTACTACATAAAAAAAGGGGAATAAAAAAATTAGTCCCCTTTTAAATATTAAAAAATCAAATTATGGAAGTTCCGGTTCAATTTGAGGATTCGCTGGAGTAGGCTCCGGTTGAACCCATTCAGTATCTCTAACTAAACCTGCTTTTTCTAATACTACATCAACAAATACCATATCATCAGTACCCCATGAAGCAGTATCTTCTGGCATACAGCTAATATGCTTTGTCATAATTTGAGTAGCCGCAAGAGCTGGGGAACCTGGCATAGGATCATTTTCATATAAATTAACAGAGGCAGAAGCACTACCTGTTGCTAAATCATAGTGCATTAAGTGGATAGTAGCAAATTCTGCAGTTTTGCCAAATCCTGTAATCGATTCGATTTTTACTTTTAACATTGTGAACAATATTTTTTATTATTTATCTAGTACTAAACAATACCAAATCGGGTTTGGTACTTCTTAAAGTTTTGCGCAACGTCTGCTGCTGAGAGTGCTCGGTTGTATGCTTTCGCTACTGGTATTTTGCCATTAAAGTAGTAATAAGTATACTGATAGTCCCATCTTCCTAATACGACAGGTCGGCTTGTAAATTTTACAGTTTTAGTTAAAACAAAAGTAGAATCTAATACACCATTAATGTACAGTTTAACTGTATTCGAAGACTGGTCGAAGGTCATTACAAGATGGAAAGGAGTTCCTACTGTAGCAGTATATGTTGTATACTTAGAGTCATATTCCCTACTATTGTCTGTGTATCCTATAGATATTCCTATTCTATTACCACTTATATGATTAAGTCCAAAATTACTCGTATTAGCATAATCATGGTTTGAAATTATACCCGCTGGGGATTGCGGTCCTCCAGAAATTGTTGTTATGACTTCAAATGTCTGTGATCCATTTAGCGCTATGTTTTCAGAAGTTAGTATATGGTCATCTGATCCATCAAAAGTCATTTGAGCATTTGAATCAAAAGAAACATTTGATAAATTAATGGAAGATCTTCCAGTTAAATCCAGTAATCCCTGAGTTGCAGATCGTGTGCCATTTACAAATTGTGTTGCTCGAGAGTTAATTTCAATTTGAGGAGCTGCAATTTCAATAGTACCCTGTTGATTGTATCGATATACTGTTACTTGTGAAACTGTTCCTGTCATATCGTTTCTTGAATATGTGTATTTAGTCCATTGATTAGTAAGAGGGCCATCTCCAAAATACCACCAACCTCCATCTGGGCCAGTTCCAGTAAAAACATACATTAAATACGTACTTGGAGTTGCAGTCCTAGACCTCATCCAAACTGAATAGGTAAAGGTTCTACCAGTCGCTGCAGTATTTGTAGTATTTCTAGGGTTTACGAAATATCCATCACTGTATTGTGCATAGCCTGCAACATTAACTCCAGGCGGAACATCTGTTGTAATTACATTAGCATTTCCATCAGGCGCAATAACTAAGTTTGTAGTAGGCTCTCCTAAATAAGAGTTAGTTGTATCGATTGTATCATATGCAAAAATTAAACCTTCAGTAATTGATGCGCCGAATCCGTGTTGTACTGCCATATTAATTAATTCTTTTCTCTAAAATATAATTCTAGACTATTTATTGAAAGAGGACCATTACAGCCTGCTCCATTTAATACATCAACTCCATATCTTAAATATGCACTAAACGGCTGAGCATAGGTTTGGTCCCAACCGGTAGTTCCACACATTGCATGGCCTGCGTTTAGTGATGATTCGCAGTCGCAAGTATCATCGTCTAGCAGAAATGATTTGACCCCTTCAGAAAGTCGATATTGCCAAGTATCTTGGGCAGCTGCGTTAAACGAACCAGCAATTACAGTTGGATTAAAGACCCCAACGTTTGCCCATGCACCCTCAGTTCCACTAAAAAATGAATTCCAAACACGTTGAGCAGTTTCAGAAGAATTTGCAAAATCCCATTTGTAAACATTACCTGCGCCATCTTTTGCTAAGAGCTCAGTATTTGATTTAGTTAAGTATTGAGGTAATCTTTGAAAACCGTAATCTCCTCCCTGATTATGCGTGCCAAACGAATAGTCTAGCGCATGTAAACCTGAAGGCCAACCCTTTCCATTATACCACCAAAATTTAGTCCAGCCGCCGCCGTCGGTTGTCATATCACAATATGCTTGAATTGGATTGGCTAATTGTGGAGGTTTTATCCAATAATAGCCGCTAGATGCACCCGAGTTAAGAGATTTAATTTTCTTTGCGCTGAGCGCAGCATTTGCTGAATTATTGCCGGTGCCTAGTATACCGTATTTTTGCTTCTTTATAAGATAGTTTTGGGTTATTTCCGATTGAGTTAAGGCACGATTATAAATTTGAAGATCTGAAATATCTCCGCCGAAGCTTCGATCTGGTGCGTATACTCTTCCAATTGAAATGGTTGGTGTACTTGATACTTGATTACTATTTCCATAAACTTTAGTTGGCATGGCAACCCCATTAATATAGAGTGTTAATGTATTTGCGCCAAATGTAAAACCGACCTCAGTCCATTCCTTTGGAGTCAAATAACATTGAGCAGAATCTATCCTATCGTATCCAACGTCTGGTCCATATATGTAACAGTTAAGTCCGCCTAAGTATAGTTGAAAGTGTATAAATCCACCACCGTCAAATGTCCCAAATATTCCATCCCAACCCGAAGCATCGTTTATTTTTATCATAGTAAATACCGAAACTTCGTTTGTGATATTAAACTGACTACTTTGTCCAATTTGTATATAGTCATCAGTTCCGTCAAAAACCAGTTGGGAGCTTGAATTAAATGCTGCATTAGATAAATCGATACTAGTTCTTCTCGTTAAATCCAATAATCCTTGAGTTACAGATCGTGTGCCATTTACAAATTGTGTTTTATGAGGTTTTTGCTCGGCTTGAGCAAAGGTAAAATACATTGGAACATTTTGTGTAATTCCTTCAGCTGCCCAATATGGATATAAACTATTTGTTTGCGACGTTAGCGTATAGCTAACCCTTTGCCAATCATTCGTGAGGGTAGTAAATTGACTTGGAGAATAGGTAATTGGGCCATATCCGCCTTGATTATATTGACCAAGCGTCCCAGAGCCTTTTACCCAAGCTGATATGGTATACGTATTACCATTTGTAAACTTTCCACCATTATTTTGATGGAAGTGTGCAAATGATGTATCAGGCGTAGATCTAACTACTTTTAATGCAGGTACAATTTCACCAAATGGCCCCATTATATTTTCAACTGTATATGTATACCTACTACTATCCCATGAGCCAAATGTCCAACCTGAAGTACCTGAAGTAAAGGCTGGGTTTGTAAATAAGTTTGTTGTAGGTTCTCCTAAGTAAGAGTTAAATGTGTCAAGCGTGTCGTATGCAAAAACTAAATTTGCCTCGACTACTCGGTTTGGGCCAGAACTAGTTGGCATTTTGCTCCTGTGTTATTTTAGAATATTGCATAATATAATTTTCGCAATCAGTATATGAGCTTGCGCCAAACCATCGACTGCCAGAAGAAGTTTCTTCTACCATATATTTAAACGCTGACATTGCGTCACCACCAATTGATTCTTCAGGAATTTCAATTATATTAAAATTAATCATCGATCAAATCTATTTTTATGAGCATCATAATTTTGAAGCAACTCAGAGTCAGTTAATCCTCTATTGTATATTCTAGCAGAACCGATTCTAATTAAACTGTGGTCTGGGTCGCTTATTAATAAACCACCCATTGTGTCATATAGTTGCAAGCCTTCGCCAAACCCAGTATTGTACACCTCAACTCCATTTAACCAAATAATATACCGGCCGCCGCGTCGCATACCTACCGTATGAATCCAAGTATCATACTCAATCGCGTATGCTGGGTGTTGATATGTGTTAAACGATCCGTCTGGGTTTGCAAAGCCAATCATTGTGTAGAGAAATTGGCCAATGAGAAAAGTCCTAAAATAGTATTTTCCAAAAATTGTTTCACAGCATCCGCTATAAGATCCCCCGCTTGGTACATAGAACCAACATTCCATTGTAGTTTCAAGTGAACCTGTATTTAAGCTACCAATTGAGCTCGAAGAATTCCTAAATTCTAGATAATTATTTCCATCTATGATTGATCCGGGCAACTCCGCATTAGCTTGAGAAGACGAAAGGTCATACCAAGTTAATCCGTTGTCCGGATACGAGTTTATATCTTTAGCATCAAGCGAAAGAATTAATCCAGATGTAACAATTTTAGGTGAGTGATGTAAAGCCATATAAGATATTTATTTGGCTTAAAAAATTATTGAGGTCGATTGTCATCAATTAGAGTAGTCCACTCCTCAGTTGCAAGAATTTCTAATATTTCTTCATGCGTATATTCAACTGACTCTTCTGTCCAAATAGAAGGTCTTCCGTATACTCCAGCTTGAACTGTATAGGTTTGTTCTTCGCCAGTTTCAGCATTAATATAAGTTTCGATAATATCTTCCGCAACTTCTTTAATATCATATTTAATAAATGTTTTAGTTTCATCTATTGAATACCGTAGGGTTTCTGCTGAATTTTGGTGTACCTGACTAAAATCGATTGATTCTACTTCAGTTGCTGGTATAATTAACCATCGGCGATTTGGGAATTGTGTGCTCATATAAGTTATTTATTAATTTTTACAAATTGAATCTTGTTTTATAATGATTATAGTTTTGAGAAATTTCAGTTGAACTAAGTGCTCGATTATAAAGCTTTACTGAAGGTATTACGCCTTGAAAATTAGAATATACAGATTCTCCTCCACCGTCTACTTGAGCTTTACTAATTCCTATATTTCCGGCAGATCCTACTAATCCAGAATTATAATTCTGGGTTGGACCTGTTGCTGAACCATTTAGTGCTCCATTAGCGTAAAGTTTTAAAGTTCCTGATGTGTAATCGTTAACTAATACTAAATGATGGTATCTTCCAGGCACTAGATTGTACCCTCCAGCTGTTCTATACGCATCTGCCCCTCTAATATACGCGTAGATTGTACAAGCAGTTCCTGTGCTATTACCATACCAATATAGAGCAGTTCCACTATAGTATGTAGCTCCCACCAATACTCCCGCCTTTGTTGTGTTGTTGTAAAAATTGGGAGGAGCTGCTGTTGGATAGGACTCTATTTTAACAATACATTCAATGCTAAAATTAGAAAGAGCCGGAAAACTAGTAAGGGGTATGCCAGTATCTAATGTATCATCTGTGCCGTCAAATCTTAATCCTCCATTGCTATCATATGAAATATTTGATAAATTTAGTGTACCATTACCAGTTAAATCCAAAAGACCTTGGGTAACCGATCGGGTCGTGCCAAATGGGATAAATTGTCTAGGTCGTAAGACTTCAGGGCCCTGTGTAAACATCACGGCAGCTATATCAATAGTATTATAGGTTCCATATTCATACATATAGAAATGGAAGCCCATACTAGTTG